ATGAAATTCCAACTCGGGCAAGTCGTAGCAACCCCGGCCGCCATGGAACTCCTGGGCCGCCTCGGGATCAATCCCGCTACCATCCTGCTGCGCCACGTTAGCGGGGATTGGGGGGACCTAGGCAACGAGGACCGGGCTGCGAATGACCTGGCGCTGACCCCTGGTGCCGAAACCCGGATCCTTTCCGCATACAACGTCGGCCCAGGCGAGCGGGTCTGGATCATCACCGAGGCGGACCGCTCCTACACGACGATCCTGCTGCCCACCGATTACTGATCGCCACCGGCACCCCGCTTCTCGACGGCATTCCACACCGCGGCACAATCCGGCGGGGCGTCCGGCCTGCAAACCAGCGGAGCCGGCCCGGATCCCGGGGCGGAGCCGGCGCCCGGGGCGGTCGTGAACATGCCGGCGAGCGCGTCGTAGCAGGGTGGGATCGCGTCTTCGAGCAGGCCCAGGCCGCATCCGATGGCACATCCAACCCAATTGGAATCAAGACACTGGCCGAGGCAGGCGTCGGATGTGGCGACCTCTGCGAGCGAGGAAACGCACTGGTTCCATTTCTCGGTCTGGACCTCGGTGCAGGTGCAGGAGGGGACCATGACGATCATCCCGGCCGCAAGCACGTTGATGAGGGCTTTCATTCGTCTACCTCTGTGAAATAGGTGCCGTCAGATTCGCCATCGTGGGCGTCGGGTCCGTCAGGGCGGGTGTCGGTAACCATGATTGTGTCCCGGGCATTCTCGGGGGCGTCTGGCGTGTCAGGGACGGTAGCGCCACCGAATACTTGAAGGGCGAGGACGATTGCACCGATAACGGCGGCCAGAATGGAAACCCACGTACCGGCCTTCTGCCCCCGCGTCTCGTTGACCAGGGGATTGAGGATCGGTAGCAAGCCCGCGAGGAACGTGATGATCCGTGTCATTTTGTATCTCCGTAGTGTGCCTCGGCGGCCGGGATCGGCTTGCGGATCGCGTCTTTGGCGATGTCCCCGATGACCGCCCCGATGACACCGAGGATGGCTACCAGCAGGGCGGCGATGATTCGATTCCGCCCGGATTTCCACCAGTCGAGGATGGCTAGGCGTTGCCGGATTTCGGGCAAGTCCTTCCCCCGGATTTCTTCAACGTCCGCCCGGAGGGCGGCAATATCCGAGGAATGCCCCGGGCACGGAAGCCGCGTCATCGCGCCCTCAATGCGTCCGACGCTTTCCCGGATTTCCCCCAGGGTGTCGGTCAACCAGCGATCTTTCTCGTCCATGATGGGGTCGCCTCCGCTTCCACAAACGCCTTCGCCTTCGTCGTTCATCTGTCCTGCCCCGTTCATGGGCGGCGGGCGGTTTTCAACGCCCGTTCCATCGCCTTGATCGCGTTGACGGGGAACCGGTCCCGGACGACCGTCCCGACTTGCCCTGCCAGGTCCCATCGCGGCTTGATTTCGACGGACGCTTGCAGGCTGTAAAGCAGCCGAAGACGGCCCGACCGCATCCGCTGCCAGACGCCCGGGGACGAATCGAAACGCAGGGACGCAACGAAGACCCCGGGCTTCTTCGTCAGCGCCCCGGGGAACTTCCCCGGGCGGGTCGGCGTCTTGATCGTCCGTCGGACGCGCCCGGGGCCGACCTGCGGGATGCCGACGACCTTCCCCTTCGCGGGCTTCTTCGTCCCGCCGACCGCCTGGGCCTCCATGTAGGCTTGCCGTGACCCGATTTCGACCCGAAGGTCCCGTTTCGATGACGGGTTGAATGTGATTCCGGACGCCACCCATTTCGACCGGATCGTGAATGTGTCCATCAGGGACGCCCGGACGAACCCGACGGATTCCTTCGCGGTCGTATTCAGGGCGACCGACACGGCGAATGGGATCTGCTTGGTGAACCCCTTCATCTGCCGGTCGAAAGCCAGGGTGTCGATTTTCATGGTCGGGGACATCGGACTACACCGGGTTGATGACGACGTAGGAGGCGGTCAGGTCGGCGGTCCCCGCAGCAGGCCACACGCCTGCCGTGAAGTTCGCGACCCGGAACGTAACTGCCCCGGTGGACAGGGTCGCGGTCCCTTGCGCCAACTTCTGCCCCTCGGTGCTTGCCTCGAACGACCAAAGCACGATGGACGACGTGCCGATCCGGTCGTTGAAATGGGTCAGATCTGCGGCCCCGCCGGCGGCAATCGAGGTCCCCGTCAGCGTCACCTTCCCCGAGACCCGGTCGTTGTCCCCGTTGTGCGCGACTGTCGCGGTGTCGAGGTTGACCGCGCTGATCTCCCCGGCGATGTCGAGATCCCCCGAGGTAGCGTCCACGACGAAGTTCCCCGAACCGACATCGAGGTCCCCGGTGATGTCTACGTCCCCGGTTGCCCCGTCGAGGATGATCGTCCCGCCGGTGCCGGTCAGGTCGGACGTGCCGACCTTGATCGCGCCCATCGCGTACAGGTCGCCCTTCGTCGCAAGGCGTCCCGTCGAGGCGACCGCGACGATGCCGTCAACGCCCCCGGATGCCAGGGTTACGTTCCGGAAATCGCAATCCCCGTCCGAATCGATCCGCTGGACGGGTGCAGCCTGGGTTCCCGTGTAGAAGCCCTCGGCGGCGAAGACCTTGTCGGTTTCGACGTACCCGAACAGGGGGCCGACCGATCCGCCTTCCGTCGCGATGATCGTTTCGTAGCCGGTCCCGAGGGGATCCCCGATACGGATCCGGGTCGTCCACGCCCCGTCGTCGGTCAGCATGGGAACGAGAATCCCGGCGAGCTGCCCGGATTCGGTGCCGTCCAGGGTGCCGCCCAAGCCTTCAATCGTCCCGGCAATGGACTCCTGGATCGCCTCGCACCATTCGGCGTCGAACTGCGTCCCACCGGCAACGTCCGTATCCTGAAAATGCCCCGTGCCGGAACCGGCCGCGCCCTGGTAAGCAGACGCTGAACGAGGTGTATCAATGCGTTTCATGATGCGGTCCCTCCGTCCCAGAAGATGCGGGTATGAGCCGGTTTGTAGTGGTTCAACGCCCGTCCGACACGTTCCCCGGCGGGCGTTGTGAATTCGACCAGCGCCGCGTCACAAGGTGACGTGCAACAGGCCCGGGTGACATCGCCTGGAAGGTTGATCGTCCATTCGTGCGTCCCCGGACCGTCCGTGACCGCGACTGGCGGGGTCGCCCCGTAGGACTCGGCAAGCCCCTCGAAGTAGCCCGCTGACGCCCCTCCCCGGGCGGACAACTTGCCGATCAGGGTTGCCCGGCGGTCATCGTCGGTCGTCGGGATGTACCCGAATTCGGGCAAACCGGCGGCGGTCTCCCATTCGTCCAGCAGTTCCGAAGTCGTCGCGGGGACGGCTTCCCGGGCAAGGTCGTTCAGCCGGACGTGGACTCGTCCCAGTTCGTCCGCAATGCCCCCGAGAAGCCGCCCGAACGGCGTGAGGGGCACGGGTAGCCCGTCGAGGTAGGACGCCCCCGACAAGACCGCCTGCTGCATCCACAAGACGCCTCGGGGCAACTTGCGAAGGAGCAAGCCCCGGTAGTGGTCCGCGGTCAGGTCGGGGAATCGGGGTCGCGGCGTTGCCATCGTCTATCAACTCCACGTCACGGTCCCGAGGGTCGGCATCTCGTAGGCCCCGAGGGACACGTCATCGGTCCCCGCCCCGCCGGCGACCGCATCGAGGGTGTACCAGTCCACCCCGGCGGCTTCGTTGATCGCGTCCCGAATGCGGCTGTTGCGCAGGTAGGATGCGGACGACGAAAGGTCGTGTTCCGCGAAGCGGGCGGACAGTTCCGCTTCAACGGCATCCTGCACGTCCGCCGTCGTGTAGCCGGTCAGGGTGTGCAGGGTGATCGTCAGGTCTACCGTCACGACCCCGGGGGCATCCACGGTCACGGCGGCAGTCACGGGGCGGACGCCGTCGATGTAGTCCCCGACGGCGTCAATCTGCCCGGCGGCCGGGATCACCCCCGCCCCGGTGTCTTCGACCGTGAAATAGACCTCGACGGACCCCGGGGCGGTCGTCGGATAGCCGAAAACCCAGACATCGGAGACGCGGACGCCGGGGGTCTCCTTCGCCCAGGCGATGTAGTCCGCCGCCGCCCCGCCGTGCGGCGGTTGCTGGATGCGGTCGAGGATCGCCGTCCGGTACAGGGTGTCCGATTGCGCATCCGCGCCCCCGGAAATCCCGTCAGCGGTGACCTGGGCGTCCGCATCGATTCCGGCGGGCGGGGTGATGATCTCGGCGTAAGTCCCGGCGGCGGCGTTGCCGTTCGTGCCGTTCAGGGATGCGGTCGCGGCAACGACCCGGTAGCCCGTGCCCCCGAAGGTCAAGGCGTCGTCGGACGTGTACTCGATTCCGTCCAACCGCCGGAAGGTCGCCCCGGCTGGCAGGGTTGCCCCGATGGTCCCGGAAACGGTGAAGTAGCCGGTCGCCTTCGTCGAGCCCGTCCCGCCGGTCATCCCGTCCGAAGTCACGGCGTAAGCCGACGCTGTGAACCCGGCGGGCGGGGACGCCAGGGTCAGGGTCGTCCCGCCGTCGGCGTTGCCCGCCGCTCCGGATTCGTCGGCGTCGATGGGGACGACTTCAACCGTGTGCGTGTAGACGACCGGGAAGGGCGTCGAATACTCCGCCCCGTCTTCCCGGGTCATCGTGGAACCGGCGGGCAGGGTGCCGCCGATGGTTCCCTGCACGAGAGCGAATCCGGATGCCTCGGTCGGTTCCGTGCGGGTGACGCCCCAGGTGTTCCCGTGCTCGTCGAGGTATTCGTCCGTCGCCGTGGACGGGATGATCTGGTCCGCGATGTATCCCGCGAACCCGTAGAGGTCGTAGACCGTCCCGGCAACGACCCGGGCGACCGTCCATGGCAGGGAGTATCGAATCCGGGCGGACGTGTCCTGGACGCGGGTCGCAATGTCATCCGTGACCCGGCTAATGAGGGTCGAAAGCCCCGGCGTTTCGTATGCCATCGATCAGCCTCCAAGTGCCGCCCAAAGGTCTGGGAACCGGATCCGGACGCCCGTCCCGTCGCCCCGGGTGACGTTGATCCCGACGGCGATCCGCCGTTCCTGCGCCGTGCCTTGGGTCTCGGCGTCAACGACAACCCCGGCGGCAAGTCCGTCCCGGGTCATCCAGGCAAGGGCTTCCTCGCCGTATGCCTTTGCGTCGTCAGGGGTCGTGTTTCGGACTGGTTGCCCCATCAGTAGCCAGAGGCGGGATCCGACCTTCGCTCCGTCTTCTTCGTAGGCATCCGCCCACCAGCCCCGGCGGTCGTCCGTTCCATCGGGGATACGGTCGGACACGAGGGCTTCGCGGTCGGACAGCAGGGACACCAGCACCAGTTGGGCGAGGGTGACGAGGGGATCCCCGGGCACCGCGGGCGTCAGGTCGAACGGGTCGAAGCCGGGCAGCGGTGCCCCGGTCAGGTCGGTCGCGTAGACGTAGGCGGGTTCGCCGGTCCGGGCCGTCCCCGTGTAGATGGTCACGTCCCGGGCGAACTCGAAAGCGCCCATGTCCTCCGTGGCGTTGTACGGACGGGGGTTGCCTTCGATGTCCTCGGTGAGTCCGGTCAGGGTGCCGGTGCCGATGCAGGGGGATCCCCACGCCGGGCGGTAGTCCCCGTCCAGCAGGGGGTCGGATTCGATCATTCCGGCACCCGCCGACGCGGATCCGCCGTAGACCGTCCCGCATCCGTAGGTGCAGGAATAGGACGGCTGCCATGCGGTCAGGGAATACCAGCCTTGCGAGGCGAAGCCCTTGACGATCAGGTTGCGGACGGACTCGTTGCCGTACTCGGTACGGAACCCGATCTTGCCAGCCGTGCCTTCACCGATCAGGGTGCAGTCCCAAACGGACGCCCCGACCGAATGCCCTGCGGACGGGCGGAAATCGATCATCGCGGTATAGGTCGTGTGGACCGTCTGCACGAGGATCGTGTTCGTGACCGAATGCACCCCAGAAGCCGTCCCGAGGGTCGTGAAGGACCCGAGCAGGGTTGAGCCCTTGAGGCGGCACTTCGACACGATCAGCCGGGCGCTGTTCGTCGTCACGACGGGTCCGGTCTGGTTGACCATCGCCGTCCAGTCGCACTCGGTCAGGGTGATGGTCCCGACCCCGCTGCCCCTGACAGGGGACGACCAGTTGCCACCCGTGCAGTCGCAGCGGGTGAATGTCCAGGCGGTGCCGGTCGTCCCGTTGGCAAAGACGTTCGCCGTGCCGGTCGAGGAACCGAAGTTGAAGTCCTGAACGGTCAGGGACACCCCGGGGGCGAGGGAAAACGCGGATCCGCTGGTCCCCCCGCCTGGGTTCAAGAGCAGAAGCCCGGGGGCGGCGGGGTCCCCGATAACCCGGATGTAGTTCGCCCCTGCGGACGCCGCGAACGTCGTAGCGGTCGAGGTGATGGTCGGGGCGCATCCGGCTTCAACGGTCAGGTCGATGTAGTTCAGCGTCCCGAAGGACACCGCTTCGGAGTAGGTAGCCGAGTCGAGGATCGTGACGGTTGACCGGTCGGATGGTCCGGTCCCTGACGACGAAGCCGCGAGGGCAGCGGAAATCGTCGTGTAGTCAGCCCCGCCGGACTGCTTGACGGTCTTGTGGGTTGCTGCCATCGCCTAACCTCACGGACCCGTGATGGCGGTCACGACCCCGCCGGAAACGGTGACTGCCTTGCCGTCGTAGGAAACGAAGGACCCGGTAGCGGCGGACGTGAACGACCCGGACGTGGCTTCAAGGTCGCCGGAAACGGTCGTGTCCCCGGTCACGGCAACCTTCTTGCCGTCGATGTAGATGCCGTCCCGTTTCAGGTGGACCTTCTGCCCCTGGTCGTCGTGCAGGATGACTTCGCCCTCCGCAAGTCCCGTGACCCGGTAGCGGCGGTCTGCGGCAACGATGACGACGGGATGGGACGTGCCACCGACATGAAGGACAACGGCTTCGGCACCGGACTTCGGACGGGACGTGAAACCGTATGCCTCGAAATGCTCCGCTTCGTCGGTCGTCCCGTCCGTGGTAGTGACCTGGACGGTCTGCATCTTCCCGGATGCGTCCACCAATCGGACGACGCCCCGGACAACGATGCCCTGGACGATGCGGATCAGGCTGTCGAGGATCGCCGCCATTCAGAACCCCCAGTCCTCGTTCCAGATGCCGGTCCAATCGACCCCGGCGGGTTGCTTTTCCGGCGTGAAACCCGAAGGCGGGGCGAGGGACAGGTCTGCGAATTCGCCGGATTCGTCTTGCGTGAGGCGGACCGATGCGATCAGCAGGTCACGGTCTACCCGTGCCCGGGGGTATTCGACCCGGGACAGCAGGTTGTGCGTCCAGAAGTTCCCGTTCGACATCCGCCAGCCGGGGACGCGGACCTCGACTGTCGTTGCCTTGCCAGCCCGGACGGCGGCTTCCCAATTCGCCCGCCGTTGACAAGCGGAGTTGTCCGCCTGCCCTTCGGCACGCAGGGTCACGGTGATTTCATCGTCCGTCCATCCCCGGTCGTAGGCGATTCCCTTGCACCCGGCGGCATCGGCACCGAACGCGGTATCCGTCCCCGCCTTCTGTCCGATGACGCGATAGACGGTGCCCCGTTCGGCGGCGGTCGCCCGGTAGCCCCACGACAGGACAGGGGACGTGCCGTACCGCAGATCGTCCGCACGTTCCCGACCGACACGACACAGGACAAGCCGCCCTTCGGGGTCGTCGGTCACAAGGCACGCCCTTTCCCGGGCTGCCCGTTCGATGGCATCAAAGGGGGACTCACCGGGGGTCAGCCGCAGGATCGGGATTGGCTGCCAGGTGTCCGACCAGTCTCGGACGACGACTTCGATCCCGGCCGGCAATGCGAGTTTCCGGGCAATTTGAAGGAGGGACTGACCCCGGAAGACCCCGGTGTCCGTGACCGCCGAACCGCGAAGGAGCTTCGCCGTCTTCGACCGTCCGGTGACGGACAGGGAGACATCCTGGGCGGATTCCCCGATGTCTACGTCATCCACGATGCCGGTTAGGAAGGCATCACCCCCGGCGGTCAGGGTCACGGGGACACCGGGGCGAAGCCCGATGGGCAACGGGTCGTCGGGCTGCCGGGTCGTCAGGGACAGGGAAAACGCCCCCGCCGCCTGATCGATGCCCCGGGCGACGGACACGGCTGTCCAGCCCGTCCAGGTGCGTCCGTCGATTTGCAGTCCTACCCGTTCCATCGTCTATGCCGTCAAGACCCGAAGGTCGATGTCCTGGGGGATGAAGCCCGGATGCTGGATCCGGTTGCGGGCGACGATTTCGTCCGCCCGGGTGCCGTCCCGGTACAGGCGCTGCGCGATTTCCGCCGCCGATGCGGTCCACCCCGGGGTGAAGGTCCGAAGCCTGGGGAGCTCCTGGGCGATGACCAGGACGCCCGACACGAGGGATCCCCGAAGGTCGGCAAGCCCGAGAACTACTGCCGCCGACCCCGCGAAGGATTCCGCCGCGACCGTCCGGGCGGACAGGTCACGGACGGCTTCGTCGGCATCGTCAAACGCCGTGTAGGTCGTCCCGGCGACGGCCCCGGCAAGGGATCCGAGGGACGCGACCCACAGGAACCGATCCAGGGCGTGTGCGTTCAACGCAGCTGCACGGATGTTCGGGGTCGGCAATAGGTCGTATCCGACCGATGCCGCCGTCCCCGTCGCATACCTGTCCGCGATGACGCGAAGCACGGTCGGATCGGTCACGGCATCGAAGAACCCGGCCCAGGCGTCGGCAAGGTCCGCTGGGGCCGTAGCCAGGTCCCGGACGGATCCTTCGATGTTCCGCAAGGCTGCAAGGGCGGCGGCTGCCCCGGTGCCAGGCATCCCGGTCCGGATGATCCCGTTGACGGCATCCAGGGAGTCCGTGACGACCCCGACCGCACCCGCCGCCGTATCCCACGCCCCTTCAAGGTCCGCCTTCGCCCCGGCGAACAGGGACGATGCCGCCGCGATGACCGTTGCAACCGGATCGGGTTCGGCGGTCAGGATGGGGGCGTCGGACACCTCGACGAACACCAGGGACAGGACGACTTCCCCGACGGAACTGACCGAATAGTCGGCGGGCTCGTAAGGGACGACCCGCTTCCGGAAGCCCTCGGGGTGGACGAGTTCCCCGATGCCTGGGGTTTCGCAAGCCGCGAGCAGGTCCCGATAGCGGGTCTGCCAGTCCGCCCCGGTGACGACGGCTTCGAGGCGATAGATGCGCATCGCCCGCCCGAGGTCGTCCGTCGTCACGTCATCCCGCCCGGGGTACTCGTGGACGACGACCCGGCGACCGGCGTTGCCGCCGATGCCCCGTGCGGCGAACTGGATGCCCCGGAAGGAGGCTGCCCGCAGGTCGGTGGCTTTCATGGTGCGACCATCCCGACGCGGGACCGCCCCACGTCTGCCCGAAGCGGGACGTTCGGGTTAGTCGAACGGACATCCTCGACCCGGAGCCCCGCCGGGGGGTTGTCGAACTTCAGGCGGACTTCCCCGCCGACTTCCGCACGGGTCGCGGCTTTCGCGATCCGGGGGACGTAGACGCGCCCGGTTTCCGTTCCGCCGAAGGACGCGGGACGACCGCCGATGTAATAGGGCAGGTCCGGTCCGGTCAGGTTGTCGGTTGCATCGCGGATCGCTTCGCGGGAAGCACGGGCGGCATCCGCCGCTGCCGCGAGCCGTTCGCCTTCCTTGCGGGCGTAGTCAGCGGCTTTTTCGGGATCGTCGAATGTCCGGACGCCCTTGGATTCCCGGGCATAGGACTTGATCCAGTCCTTCCCCGACTTGTCGAAAGCGTCCGCCATCTTCTTGGCGGCGATGATCGTTCCGAAGACCGCGAGGTAGTGGGGCGAGGTCGCAACGATCTTGAAGGCGTTTTTCAGCCCTTCGATTGCCCCGAACAGTTTCCCCGCGATCCAGACCGTGGCGAGGATTTCAACCGCGGACCGTACATCCTCCCAGTTGTCCTTGAGCCAAGTCACGGACGCTTTGAGGGCGTCGAAAGACGTTGAAGCCAGGTCGGACAGGGCGGCTTTGTTGTCCTGGATCCATCGATATGCCTTGCCGAAGGCATCCACGATGCCCCGGACGGCGGCTTCGAGCTTCCCGGCGATCAGGTCCTTGTTTGCCAAGACCCATTCCCGCGTCCGGGCGATCAACGGGGTCAGGATCGGGATGACCCGGGCGGCGATGACGTGAAAGATGCCCGCCAGGGACGCCTTCAAGTCGGTAATCCGGTCGTTGAATGCCTCTGCGTCATTCGCCGCCTTCGTCGTGATGACGCCGTTCTTCCGCTGTTCCGCCCGGAGGGCGGCAAGGGCTTCGGTGCCCCCGTCCACGAGGCGGGTCATCTTCGCCCCGGACTTCCCGAATGCCGCGACTGCGAGGGCAGCCCGGCGGTTGGGGTCCTCGATCCCCGCAATCGCACCCGCCAGCACGTCAAAGGCTTCCTCGTTTGACCGGGCCGCCTTGACCTGTTTCAGGAGGGAGGGGTTCGTCTTCTTCAGGTAGGTATTGAGGGCACCCTGACCGGACTTCGCCTGCCCGATCAGCAGGGACATCTTTTCGAGGGACTTGTTCAGGACATCCGCCCCGACCCCCTGGCGTTCAGATGCGAACCGAAGTTCCTGCAACGACTCGACGGAAACCCCGACCTGCCGCGAGAACTTGGCGAATTCGTCGGCGTTTGCCGCCCAGGCGGTCAGCATCTTCCCGGCGGCGATCCCCGCTGCGACCCCTGCCGCGGCAGCGGCAGCCCCGAACTTCAACGCGGTTGCCCCGACCTTCCCGATCCCGTCGGATGCCGTCTTTGCGGCGGCCCCGAACGCGGCGACCTTCTTTCCCGTCCCCGCCGAAAACGCCCGCGCAGCCTTCCCGATCCGCCCCAAGGTCTTCCGGATCTGTTGGGACGCCTTATCGGTGGCGGCGACTTCGACTTTGATCGGGAGCGTCGTTGCCATCAGCGTTTCACGCTGCGGGCGGCGTCAAGGGCTTTCCCGCCCGCTTCGAGGGTTTCCGTCCAAAAAGCCAGGTCATCGGGGGTCAGGGCTAGGAGTTCATCCGGACCCCAACCCGCCGACAGGGCTAGGACTCCGAGGGCGGCTTGCCAGTCGCCGGGGATTCCGTCCCGCCCAAAAAAGGGGTTGCCGCCTCGACAACCGCCGGGAAATCGTCCGGGTGCAACTGGTCGAGGGTTCCGGCGGGCAACTGGCAGAGGGATTCGACCAGGGCGAGGATCGCCCCGATGTCCCCGGCTTCCAGCAGGTCGTCAACGCCTCCGGGCAAATCGTTTCGCCGGGCGTATCGCTGGACGGCGGCAAGGTCGCCCATCGAAAGCCGGTGCCGGATCCGCAGGACGGTCTTTGGCTGTCCATTGATTTCGATTGCGTGGGTCAGGGTGATTTGCCCGTCCATGTCGGGTCACCTCGGGTTATCAGGGGTCGCTTCGCGTGGGGAAGGAGCTGGTCAGGGTCGGGACGGTCACAGTTCCTTGGCGTCTGCGGACTCGTAGCGGAGGGACAATTTCCCGTCCGCCGGGTTGACTTCGCCGTCCCCTACTTCCGTTGCATCCGACCAGACGAAGGAGGTCCCGTTCGCGAGGTCGAGTTGCGCCGTCACGCCTTCCTGGGCGACGTAGTCACTGATCCGGATGCCCCGGGTCAGGATGACCACCTCGACGTGGGGGATCGCCGGGACGACGTTCGACCCGGGGTTTCCTGCCGCCACCTCGACCGACGACCGCTTTTCCTTGGCGATGGAGAAGGAACCGACTTCCGCCACGTCGAGGGCTACGCCGTCAACGCTGAAACGCTTGATTCCGCCCGTAGGGGTTGCCATGGGTACACCTCACTCAACGCCTTGCTAGACAAGGCGGAACTGCAACTTCATCGCCGCCGTGGCGAGCCATCCGGTGATCTGTGGCGGGTACAGGATGTCCAGGCGGTTCGGGTCGCCGTCATGGATCTCGATGACGAGGTCGTTCAGGAAGCCGTCGGCGTCCGTGACGAGCCCCTGGGCTTCGTAGCGGGCATACCGGGCGCTGAACCAGCCCCGGGCAACGGCGGGCGAACAGACCTTCAAGCCGCCGCCGACGCGGGTCGCGTCGTCTACGAGGACCGCCCCGGCGAAGTCCCGAAGGAACGCCGCCCGGTCGGACCGGATGATGCGCTGGAGGATCGCCAGCGTCCTTTGGTCGTAGAAGGCACCGTCGGGGCTTCCGGACGAATCCGTCCGGTAGGTCGTCCGGGCGCGGGACAGGTAGCAGGATCCACCGTTGACCGTGTAGGTGGCGATCCCGTAGGACAGAAGCGAATCCCTTTCGCTGACCGTGAACTCGGACCCGGCGGTTGGGGGCTTCATTCCGTACAGGGGGAGGGACGTGAAGCCCTGCGCCAGGGTCGATTCGTCGGCGTCCATCTGGTGTTCGGCGGTCAGGGCACCGAGGGACGCGGAAACCTCCCATGGCGGGGTCGGGGATCCCGTGTAGCCGATGACCGTGACGTGCGGGTCGTTCTGTGCCGTGGACGTGCCGAAGGTAATCAGGTCTGCGAAGGACGACGAAACCGCCCCGCAGACGTGCCCGTAAACCATCCGTGTGGCGGACCAGCGGGACGCCAGTTCCGCCTTCAAGTCGATCAACTGGGCGGCGATGCTGTACGGGCAGACGATGGTGTCGAACGCCTGATCGGTCATCGCGGCGATGGTGTTATCAAGGTCCGGCTCGGTCGTGCCGGATGCCATCGACACGACGGCGATGGACACGCCGGACGGCAGGACTTCCCCACCCGCTTCGCCGTAGTAGTTCAGCCGCAGGTCGATCTTGTTGCCCAGCACGCCCTTGTGGCGGCAGGTCACGGTGACGGCGTTCGTTAGGGCAGTCGCCGTGACGGGAAGGTCGCCGTCGGCGTTGATCGCGGCGGCAATCGCGGTCGCGATGTCGTTCTGCGCGTCGCCGGCGGTCACGCCGACCGTGACCAGTTTCCCGGCGATATAGAGGTAGATCGTCCCGGACAGGGCACCCGACGCGGTGACGGTCAGGGTGCCGGATGCGGCAACGCCCGCCCCGTCGTCATCCTGGGCAATCGCCCAGACTTCGGCCCCCGGGTAAGCCGCCTTCAAGACGGTGATGGTGTTGGCGATGAACGACCCGCGCCCGAAGTAGGTCCGCCCGGATGCCGTAGACGGAACGAGGGTCAGGGTGTCCTTTGCCACGGTGCCGGTCGAACGCCGCTGCCCCAGGACCAGGACGCGGGACTTCTGCTTTCCGGTGACGCCGGAGGCGGACCCGTCAACCTCGACGTAGACGCCGGGCTCGTTCGGAACGGAAAAACCGAATGCGATTGCCATGTGGTCAGCCCTCCTTCACCTTGCGCCCCCCCTTCGGGGTGGTCGGGGCAGCGGGTGCTTCTGCGGTCGTGGGGGTGGGGGTGGCGTCCGGGACGATCTCGATGACGCCTTCCCGGACGCGGCGGACCCAGTAGGACGACGGGCCGGGGAATTCGACCCGGCACCCGTCCGACGGGATCGGGGCGTGCGGTGCGAACGGATACGGGACGATTGCGCCCGCTACGGGGCGGATGCGTTTCACGGTCATGGATTGCCCTCCCATCCCGTCTGCGGGCGGTTCGGGTTGATCGGGTCTGGGTCGGCGGTCACGCGGACGGCATCGAAGGACAGCATCCCGCCGGGCTCGAACACCTCGGCGACGGCAACCTCGAACGTCACGACGACGGAACCCCGGCGGCGGTCGGCTTCCGCGTCCCGTCCCTTTTCGCTGCCTGTCCAATCGCAGGATTCGATCCCGTCGATCAGGGCTTCGGCGGACGGAAGGACGGCGTTCAAGACGGCTGCCTCGAACGTGTCCAACGCTGCCCCGAGGGCTTCGTCCGATGCCGCATCGGTCGTGACCTGGACGGCGATCCGGTAGCGGGCACCGTAGGTCTGCGACGTGCGGGAGGTCCGGGTCGGGGTTGTCGCCGTGCCGTACACGATGACGGCGGGCAGGTCGTCGGATTCGAGGGGGATCGTCAGGGTGTCGAAGACGGTCCCGATTCCGGCGTCGGTCAGTAGTCCGATGAAGGCAGTCCGGATGTCCGTTGCTGCTGCCATCGTCATGCCTCCGTGACGTAGCAGCGGGTCGAACCGCAGCCTTCTGGTTGTGCGTCGCTGACTTCCCAGGCCGTGTCGCCGATGACGTAGACATCCCCGGCCTTCGGGGGGCGGGGCAGATCGGCGTCATGGACGGTCGCAACGGGGCGGGTCACGGAAACGACGATCCCGTCCTCAAACGCCTGTTCCTGGTGGGCGCGGTCGAAGACGACCGTGATGGGGATAGGGGTGGTTGTGCCTTTCAGGGTGCAGGTCGCGGGCACACCGAAGCGGTCCCGGATCGTCCTGATCATCCTGTCCTGTAGGGCAATCCAACCCATCGCTTACACTCCGGACGCGACCTTGGCGGCGTGCAGGACAACGACGCCTGCGAGGGCGTCGTCGGAACGGCGGACGAAAAGGCCGGCGGTTTCACCGGGGATGACGGCATCGGGGTCCGCGATGAGCACCTGGTCGTCGGAGTCCTCCGCGCCGACGGTCGCAACGAGGGTTCCGAGACCCCCTGCCGCCGTGCGGATTTCGAGGGACTGGCCGACACCGTGCCCGGCCGTGTACGCGGCCTCGACCTTGAAGACGACGAAGGGGAAGGGGAGCGTATCGACGGCGTAGACTTGCACGTCGTCGGGGTTTCCGCCGACCCCGGCTTCGAGGGTTGCCGAAAGGACCAGCGGGATTGCGAAACCGCTCCCGTCTGCATCCGAAAGGTCTTCCGGGGCAACCTCGGTCAGTCCGCCAGCCGGGGGCGTTGACCACGAGCCATCGGCCGCAAGGTACTTGCCAGCCGCCGAGTCGCCCGCCGCAGGGGCCGGGACGAGTCCCGCTTCTCCACCAGCGCCAGCGTCACCCGTGAAATCCTCCGCGAGGGCGAGGTCATCGAGGGCGACTTCGGAGTCTTCGAGGTTGCCGCCGGCAGTCAGGACCGCGACGTTGCCAGCCGCCGTCGGAACCGTCTTGTCGGCCTTTGCGTCGAGGTCTGCCCCGTCGCCAGCGAGCGGGATACCGGACAGGACGACATCGACCGTTCCGCCGGACTGCGCCCCTTCGGCCGTGCCGATCAGATAGTTGTCGTCGGCGTCGGTTGCCTCGCATTCGCCGCTGGTCGCGTTGAAGAAGACCTTCGATCCGGCCGTCCAGACATCGCCCGAATGGGCATCGAGGCGGACCTTCCCTTGCTTGACGCAGGCAACGTCAACCCCCGCCGTCGCGGTGGCGACCGGAACGAGGAATTCGGATCCGAGAATGAATGGAACGCCAGACGTGACGCCGCCGACCGGGGCGGTCCGCGTCACGATGTCGCCTTTCGACAGGTAATTGCGCATTCGGGGCCTCCGGGGTTTTCACATCCGGGTCGCCCCGGGGGTGCGGACACCCCCGGGGGCTTCCGGAAGACGGGTCAACGGGTCATCACGCGCCGGGGTTGCAGGCGAAATCGCGGAACTTCACGCACCCGATCCCGAACCAGTCGCGGCCGTGGAAGACGACAGAATCGTTGTGGTACTCGGGGTGCTGCGTGACGACGGGGCCGCCGTCGGTGCCGACCCAGCCGTACTCCATCGCCAGGGGGTCGCCCGTGATGAGGAAGTAGCGGGTGGTCAGGCCGGGGACGTACCGGCGATTGGAGGCGGACAGGGGGACGGTCGGAGCGTCAGCCGGGTCGGTGTAGGCAACCCGGTCCGAGTACATCTGCTCGACCGTGACCTTCTGCGCGACCGGGAACAGGCCGATGGTGCCGCCCTTTCCGATGACGTGACCATTGCCGTCAGTCTGCGCCCGGAGCATCGCGTCGAGTTCGGCGATCTTGGTGATGTCCGGTGCCCCGCCGCTGGTGGACAGGTTGTTGTGGTCCGCGTGGCAAACGGCCTTCCCGTCCGACATGTTCGCGGTCAGGGCCGCCAGCGCCATCGTGTGTTCGGTGTACTGGCAGGACTTCGCGAATTCGAGGCTTTGCCGGGCGAAGGCAGACAGGTCATCCCGGGTCATCATCTCCAGGGTCAACCGGAATTCGCCGCCCTTCTTTTCCGGCTCGATCTCCTCGTATGCGTCGTACTGGGTGAGGCCCTGGTACTCGGACCCTTCCGTGATAGTTGGCAGGACGCCGAGGCCGGACACGGACACGATCCGACGGGGGCGGTCATCGGTGAAATCCTGGCGGGTCGCGATATCGCGCCACCAGGTGTAGTCGCTCGACAGCGTGTAAGCCGCCTGGAGCTTCTTGTTCAGGGCGTTCGAGAAGATCGCCGAGAAATCCGAGGTGGAGTGCGCGGCCGGGGCGCGGAGGGCGATGTCGCAGACCTCGCGGTCCGAACGCCCCTCGGTGTGGATGCCCCGAAGCCGGAGGTAGTTCCGGGCGAGTTCGGGGATGCGCATCCCGGCAACGCCCCGGGCGTAGTCCGCAACCGAGGACGCGCCGATCTTGACCTCGACGGCGTTCGCCAGGGCGCGGATCTGGTTGTCGCCCTCGTCGCGGGTCACGCCGGTATTGACCTGGGCGCGGACCTCGGTCTTCGTCGCCCGTTCGGCGATCAGGTCGAGGATCTGGGCGCGTGCGGCATCCGGGGTGACGGCGGCATCGTCGAGCATCGAGCGGATGTCCGCGTCGTTCAGCCCGACCTTCATCGCGGCAGCCCGGATTTCCGTCTGTCTGGCTGCCTCGGCACGGGCTCCTTCCTCGCGGGCTGCCCGCAGGGCGTCTTCGTTCTGCATGGACATCGGGGGTTCCTCCTTGGGGGGTGCAGTGCGCGTCGCCGGCCCATCGGGGTCGGGGGCGGTGTTCGTTGGGTGGGCGGGATCAGGGCTGCGGATGCCGCCGGTCGGGTCGGCGGGGACCGGGACCACGCTTCCCTCGTGGGGTTCCCAGTCAGACGCCGTGCGGGTTTCGATGCCGGTGTCTTCGTCCCGGGTGATGTCCCACCGGTGGACCACGTACCCGACGGACGTTGACCCGAGGATTCCGTCGATGATGTCCGCGACGGTGTCTGCGTGGCGGGCAGCCCGGGACAGCCGGACTTCGCCAACCAGTTCGCCGTCCTCGATGCGGACGGAGCCCTTCACAAAGCGCCCAACAACGGCTTTCACGTCGGCCTGGTTGTGCGATTCGAGGAAGGCGGCCCCGCCGTTCAGGCGGTCAAGGCGGATGGCACCGGGTTCGAGGGAGAGGATTTCGATGTAGGTCTGCCCGGTCCGCCAGTCGAACCGCTCGACGGGTGCGCCCGTACCGAGGCTGACGAGGACCGTTCGGGTTTCGGGGTTGTAGGAGGCGGCCCGGACCTGGGATGCGCGGGTGAGCAGGGGTTGTCCGTCGCGGATCAGGGGCTTCGAGGCGGTATCGGGCATCCGGGTCACCTCCTGGCGTCAGGGTCGCCAGGGGGATCGGCGGGGTGCCAGTTGTGTTCGGACTTTCAGGGCTTTTCGGTTTTTTCGGACACGGCCTGGACGGCTTGGATGGCACCCGACATGGTGACTTGCGACGGGTCGCCGTCGGACACGATGCCGAGGGCTTCCCGGGCTTCCCGGTCGGCGGCGATCTCGGCATTCACGTCGTCGGGGTCGCGGCCGTCCGCCTCGATGATTTCGGGGCGGGACCGAAGACCCAGCCGCATTTCGAGCATCGCCGCCCGGGCTTCGTCCAGTCGGTCGGCGGACTGTTGCTTCGGGGCAGACCAGCGGACGGGGTAGGGGCGGTCGGGCAGCAGATCGGCAAGGATCGCGGCGTTGATGAAGGCCTGCCAGATCGGGTCCAGGGCGGTCGGGACGAAATCGGCTTCCCGCAGGGCGGCGACGTTCTTCGCCTGCTCGATCAGCCCGAGGCGGGCTTGCGCGAAGGACGAATCGCTCATGTCGCCAGAAAGAACGTGGTACGACAGCCCGACCCCGGCGGCGACTTCATGCAGGCAGGCGTTGATGTAGTCAGCGACGCCCGACGGGGGTTGCGGGGAATGAACGGCAATCGTCTTGCCGGGCGGGGCATAAAGCACGGTGCCCGGGGTCAATCCTTCAATCGGATTGCCCCAGGCGTCCGTGACGACGTTCCCGGCGTCATCGGTTTCATTCGCCAGCCCGTCCGGCGGGTCTTCTTCGTCCCCGCCGGTCACGGTAGCAACCAGCGTTGCCGCTGCCCGGGTGCCGACCCGGATCGCCTCGCCGTACCCGGCGAGATCCCATAGCGACAGGATGACGGGGGCAAGCACCGGGACGCCCCGGACCTGCCCGGGACGTTCGGGGCGGAACAGGTGGACGACCTGCGAGGCGGCGACGGGGATCGTGTCGTAGGACACGCCGCCGAAAGGCAACGCCGCCCCGGGGTGCTCGCGCAGCATGTGGTAGCGGACGACTTCGCCCAAGGGGTCGAATTCGATCCCGGAATAGATGCGGTTCAGGCCGACGGCTTCGGTCTTGTCCGTCGGCAGAAGGTCGGCTTCAACGGGTTGCAGCTTCAGCGGTGGCATCCCCGGCATGTCGGTCTTGTATCGGGGGCGGAATCGCAGAAGGGCTTCGCCGTCGGTCATCCAGGCGCGGCACAGAAGGCGCTGGACACCGTAGATCGTCATCCGCGAACCAGGGACCGGTGCCCGACCCCAGGCGTCCCAGAGGGCGTAGACCCTGGCGTCAAGGTCGGGATCGCCCGTGTTGACCGTCGGGCGGATTCCGCTTGCGACGATGGCGTTGGCGAAGGCGTCCACGATCCGGCGGGCATAGGGGTTGTTCTGTACGAGGTCCCGGGACCGCATCCGCAGGCGGACGAGATCGCGCCCGATTTCGTTGACCGGATCATTCCCGGACCCAAGCCAGCCGTCGGCCCGGCCGAGAGCCGCGCCCTCGTAGGCACGCGCCCGGCCGGGCCGGCGACCGGCCGATGGGGGGAGGGAACGGCGGGTGTCCTTGGTAGTCAGTACGTGCCAGGCGTCCGCGAAACGTCCCATCAGGCGTCCCTCCGGAAACGGATGACGCCGTGGGTGACGCGGCGGGACCGGGGGATCAGGGACCGCTCGATGCGCTGGATCGCAGCCCACAGGTCTTCGAGGCTTGCGTACGTGACGGAATGCCCGGATGCGTGGCGGACGGACGTGACCCCGGCGGCATACGCGGCTTTCAGGTCATCGAGTTCTTCGCTGGTGAATGCCATCGGCCCCCGTCCGGGGAGCCGTCAAAGCCAGCGACCGGTTCGACCGGTGCGTCCGCCCGTGAGCCATCCGTCCTTGGTAGGGGCCGGGGGTCGCGGTCTGCGGGGGGCTCCCCTGGGTGCAGGGTCGCCAGGGGGATCGGCGGGGTGCCAGTTGTGTTCGGATGTATCGGCGGCTCCTGGTTCTACGTTCGGGGCGGCGGTTGCTGTCGGTTTGCCGTACGTTGGCGTGGCGGTTGCCGAGATGGCGGGGGCGTCAAGACGAAGCCCGCCCATCGTCAAGGAATGGGCGGCGGCGAGGGCATAGACGAACGCATCCCACGCCTCGTTGCGGGCATGGGCCGTGACCTTCTCCCACGAGATTTGATCGCGTCCCCGACGGTCCCGCGTCTTGACCCGGCGTTCCGATGCCAGTTGTCGCAGGAAGTCCGGGTGCAGTTTGAGAACCCGGTCGGGGATGTGGACGTATCGGGGACCGGGTTCCGTCACTCGCAAAGCGGCGGCAAGATCATCTTTTGCGCTGACCGTGCGGACCGCGTAGAAGATCCCCTGCTTGGTCTTGGTCCGGGTCTTTCGGATCTTCTTGTCCCAGATCGCCCCCCGCAGGTCCATCCCCTTGACCGCGTAGACACCCCGGCGGCGGCGGTCCTGCGTGTATTCGAGGACCCTTTGCGGAAGGAACCCGCTATCCACGCACGTCGCTGCCGGACGAAGCCGCCGCCCGTCCGCCGTCAGGTATTCGCGGCGGGTCAAGTCGTCATGACGTGCCCAGGCGTCAGCCATCCGGGGATCGGACAGGATGACGTTGTAGTCGAGGATCCAGACTTCCCAGCCGTTGCCCCAGCCGATGGTGATGGTCTCGATTCGGTCGTCCTGTACGTCCGTCCCGCACGTAATCACCCGGACCCCGGCGGGGATGCGCTCGCCCCAATCAGGTTCGACGAGGCGAGACAAGGCGTGGGCGTCGAGGGTGTCCCCCGGCGTTTCGTATGACTCGGCAAGCCGGGTATTGATGACCGTCCGGTGTTCGTCAGGGTCGCCCGCTCGCAGCCTTGCCATCGCGGATTCCCATTGCCGGGCTAGGTCCGCCCACCCGTAGCCGCCCAAAGGCAGGTAGAGGCAGTTGAGCCCGTAGGACGTGACCGTCGGATCAATCGCGGTCGTCGTTGCCGTCCATTCCCCGGCGGGGAGGATCCGGGGCTTGTCCGTTTCCACGAAGGTCCCGCCGCAATAGCGGCAGACATAGTGGACCGAGGACGGGTCGCCCTTGTCCCAGACGAGCCGGTATTCGTAGCCGCCGCCGTCTGCGGGCGACCGGAATTCCAGCGGTTGAAGTTCCCCGCACCGGACACACGGCACCCGGTAGACCCGGCGGTCTCCCCGGTCGTGCCAAGTGTCGATTTCGGACGCCCCTTTGACCTTCGGGCTGCTGACGATCAGAGTTTTCGCCAGGTCCCCGTAGGTTGTCGTACGACCCATCGCCAGGGCAATCGAGGACCCCGCGTGCGACACGTTCTCGCGGTGGTCGTCCACCTCGTCAAGGACGACCCACCGGTACGTGTTCGAGGTCAGGCGGGACGCGGACTGCGCGCCGACGATGTCGAGATCCCCGCCTGCGAAGGTCTTGCGAAGGAGTGTGTTGTCTTTGTTGCGGGATTTGTGGTCCGCGACACGTTCGTGGAGCGTCGGGCTGTCCCGGACCATCAGGTCGAACCGTTTCTTCGAGAAGAGTTCTGCCTTTGATTCGGTGTCCGTGACCCAAAGGGTCGGGGCGGGGAACGCGGCGATGATTGCCGAGAGCCAGCCCATCGCCACGACCGTCTTGCCGCCCTGGATGTGCCCACGAAAGGCGACGGTCCGGATCGGGTCGTCGGGGTGCAAGCGGTCGAGGATTTCGCGGAGGTAGGGATAGAGGTCCAGGTCTAGCGGTCCCCGGATCTTCGAGTACTCCGGGGACAGAATCAGGTGCCGTTCCGCGAGTTGGGACACGGACAAGGCGGGCGGGGGAGCCCACGCCCGGCGGATCGCCTCGGTGATTCGTGCGTCAAAGGCCGGGGGCATCGGACAATCCTTGCAGGAGGCGGTTGATCTCGGTTCGGAGGATGTCGCGGATCGCCCGTTCCTCGGTCTGCCCGACGAGCTTGGGCGCAACCCGGATCGGTAGGGCTTCCAGTTCCGCACGCGCCCGGACGATCTCCGACGTGTACGCGGCGGTGGCGTCGGCAAGCGGGACGAGTTCCCCGCGCATCCGGGCTGCTTCAAGTTCCGCCTTGTCCGCCGCCGCCCGTTCCCGCCGAGTGCGGGCGGCTTTGTAGTCCTCCCCGTCCCCGTCGGGGTCGGGTTCGTCGGGGGTGTCCGCGGGGTCCGAATAGGACGGGGCGGGACCGAGATCCCGATCCGGTTTCCCGCCGACCGTCGGATGCCGGTACGCATCGACCCGCGCCCGGGTTGCTTCCAGGTCCACGGATCGGTCTGGGTGCCGGACCAGCCACCCCGCCTTGCTCCACGCGTAGATGGCTTGGCGCGTGATTCCGAGTTGACGGGCGGCCTCGGCGGCTGAAACCCCGATCTTCTTCTGCGATTTCGGGCGCGCGCCCGTTCCATCAGCCTTCGCCATCATTGCCCCTGTCAAACGATTTCAATGAGTTGTGGCTAGGCAAAGACCGGGCTCCGCAAGGCACCTGCCCGCGCCCGCCGTCCCCTAGGACCCTAGCCGGGGGGAGGGGGGAGGCATCGGCTCGATGCGTCCGTCCCGTCACGATGTCCCGGATCGTCGTCCGGTCGCAGCCATACATCCCGGCTAGCGTCCGGTAGCCGATGACGCCCTGCCAGTACGCTTCACGGATCGCGGCGACCGCCCCGGGTGATAGGTGCTGCTGGCGATGCGTCCCCTGGTCTCGGGATGTGGCTGCCATCGCCGCTGCCCTGCATGCCGGATGGCGGCACGCCTTCCTCGGCCTGCCTGCGACCGTGACGCCCGGCGATGTGTCCCCGCACCGGGGGCACGTCCAGAGTGGGGTCGTTGCTGCGAGGTGGTCGGCCCGCGCCTTGCGGGCTCGTGCCGTACCGTATGCCTCTGGATTGCCCGTGTAGGTAGGTTCGCTCCAGGGTAGCCAACCGGTCCCGTTGCCCCGATCCATGCCGCCTCCGTTCGCGTGTGGGACAAAGCGCAAGAAGTTCGAGGTGTTCGAGTCCGGTCTGACTGTACGCACGTGGGCGGGGTCATGCCAGACAGTTAGGTGCCCGATATTGGATGGAAAATACGTTTGACATGGAGAACGTGAGTCAGTACGTTCTATCAACCCGGATTTTCCGGGATTGGGGGGCGCGATGGCGTTCGGAGCACACTACCTGTCGCTTGAAGAACGGCGGGAAACCTCTGAAGGATGCCTGCGCCCGAAGGTTCTTGGGCTCAAACTGGAGACGTACGATGTTACCGTTCAAGAGGGTACTAGGGGAACTTTGGGACCGGTTCAGACTTTCGGAATATCCCAATCACTGCCTTTCTTTGGATTGTATTTGCCTGCCGCGGGGAATGGTGTAGTCCATGAACCCGCAGCTCATCGCAATTATTCAAATTGCGCTGATTGCGCTTCCTTGCCTCTTCGTAGCCAGTTTGAACATCTCACTTATCGTGACGATTTTCCGTGCCGAAGCACTGTTGGTGCGACACGGCTACTTCCGCGGGGTACTTCTCGCGGTACTTTGCTTCATACTCCACGCTGCGGGCGCTTGGCTCGTAATGCACGCCCTGGAATGGCTTCGGGTTAGTCTGTTCATCTTGATGAACTAGGGTCCAAAAGGCCCCTGGCGCTTGTCGCCAGGGGCCTTTTCGTATCTACCGCATGCTTTTCGTCCCACCACCATTAGTCATCACCGAGAAGGTCGAGGATGCTTTCGGCGGGGGCGTCGGGGGTCGCGGTCCGGACGTGCCCGATGTGCCGTAGCCGGTGCCAATGCTCGTCGGGCATCTCGGCGGTCACGTCGCCCGACCCGGCGTCGAGGCGGTCGCAGACCCGGGCTGCTTCGTGCGGGCCGAAGATCAAGTCAAGGGACGGGCGGAACGTCTTGTAAGCCGGTTCCCCGTCCCGTCGGGCGTGGCACGCCATCAGGGCGTACCGCCGGCGGATGATCAGGGTCTCGCCGGACGGGGACAAAGCGAACGGGGACGCGACGCAACTCCAGGGCTTGATCGGCGTCCCGTGCCACCGGCAGAGGCCCGAGGGCGTCTTGCCGGGGCACCCGCCGCCCTTCAGGCTGTACCGCATGACGCCGCTGCCGTCCGGGTTGGTTTCGACCGTCCAGCCCGTGACGTCGGTCGCGGTGGCGGCGGCGACGAACCCTGGCACCTCGTCCGGAAATAGGGGGATCTCGGATGCCCCGTTGCACTCGCAGCAACGGCCGTGGCAGACGGTCTCGACGTGTTCCCGGGTGCAATGCCAAAGATGCCGCGCCCACGCGGCCGACATTTTCACTTGCATGGTCTTTCCTCCGGTTCCACGAAACACGGGCGCGGGACTACAAGGTCCACCAGGGACTCGCGCCATTGGAGCCCTTCGGCCGTCCGCTGGGTGGCAGGCCGATACCCGCCCTCGCGGCGGGCCGTCGGGACGAGCGGCGGCTTGTGGGACCTGGCGCACCAGACCCATCCGGTCCCGAGGCCCCGGATGTCCCGGCAGAACATGCAGCACTCGGATGTGACCTTCATTCGTTCACCTCCTGCTGGGCCGTCGCCCGTAGGCCGACTACCCACAGCAGGTCGCCGGTCTGGATGAACGGGACGCATTTCGCCTCGTAGCCGGGATCGAGCGGGACGCCGTGCAACGTCCGCAGAACGACCGGGGCGGCGTCGTGGTAGTCCAGGCCCGACGGGAGCAACGCCGTCCGGTCCCGCCAGCCTGCCGGCCCGAACTCGTCGATGCGGCGGGTGGGATTCGCCCCGACGACAACGCCGACGACGGGGATGTGGAGCCCTTCGTCGTCCAGGCCGTGAAGGACGCCCGCGAGGCTCATGCCGGACCCGACCGGGCAGACGATGCGGCGGACACCGGCCGGGATGTCCGCTACCTGCTGGCGGGTTTGCCGGATGTTTTCGTCGCACGCTAGAAGGAGCGGAATGTGGGTCCACCCTCGGCCGAGGGCGTCATCCCTGGCGCGTGCCGCAAGGACCGATCCATAGCCCGCCCGGTGCTGGATGATTTCGGCCCCCGCCGCAACGGCCGCGACGAGTTCCGGGCCGAGGGTGCCCGTGGGCGCGTGGACGCGGCAGGGGATGCCGAGGCGGGCCGCGATCCGTGCCGTGATGTTCGCGAGCGAGGCCGTCCGTGACCCGGCCGTCACGAGACCCGATGCCCCCTGCGCGAGCGCCCAGACCGTCCGGGCCTTGCCGCCACCGACGCCCGCCGGGGTCTGGTAGTGGTCGTCACGCTTGATCCAGATGTCGCCATGCCGCTCGATTGGCGTCAATTCGGCCGGGGCGCATCCGGCGTCGTCATCTTCCCACCAGTCATTCATCGTCGGCCTCCAGCATCGGCCGGTTCCCGGTGGACAGGAAGGTCCCAGGGGAGCCGCACGCGGCGACGGCCGCCTTCCAGTCGTTGGCGAAGACCAGGACGTTTTGGTGGACCTTGACGACCTTCCGGCTCGCAGCGAACTGCCGGGTTCGCACCGGGGCGGTCCCAAGCGCGTTGAGAAGGATCGCCTCGTTGTAGAGGTGCATCCGGGCGTCCGTGAAAGCCGCGATGGTGTCCGGCACGAATCCCCTCATGTAGCCGTCTGGGTCGCGGATCTCACCGACGACGATTGCCGCGAACCGCCCCGGCCGGAGCATTTCAATAGACCGCCGGATCGCAAGGCGGTACGCGACCCGGAATTGGGGATAGTCCATCGCCGATAGGTCCCGGGGGTCGTCCGAGTAGACTTCAAGGTCTCCGTAGGGCGGGCACGTCATGATGAAGTCGTATGGCTGACGTGCGAGCGTTTGCACGTCTTGGGCGTCCCCTACGATCCACCGGGGCTCCGGGGTGCCCGCCGGGAGCTTCGGCGCGATGTCCGCCCACTGGGCGCGATTCGCCTCGACCTGCCGGGCCGAAATGTCGATCCCCGTGTATTTCCGCCCGAGGGCGGCGGCGACGATGCCCCTGACGCTGCCCCCGGCGAACGGGTCGAGCACCCGGCCGCCACGCGGCGAGTACCAGCGAACCAGTAGCTCGGTCAGAACCGGATCGAAGATCGACGTTCCGCAGCACGGGCCGGTGATGTCGTTGCAGAATTCGCCGAACGTCAGCCCTGCGCGGCTCCGGGCCTTCTTCTTCTCGCGGTCCCGGTAGTGGTCCATTTTGTAGTCGATCATCGCCTCGCTGGTCCAAAGCGCCATGTCGTCCCGGCCCAATTCGCTCTGGATGCCCAACGCCAACCACTCGCGCTTTCGCTTCTGCCATTCGCCTGACGCCGTGCGAAGCACGGAAAACGGTGGCACCCCGTAGCGATCCGCGAGGCTGATGATGGGTTCCGGCTCCCCCGCGCCAGCCAGCCAGGCGTTGAATGGGTCCGCGGTCTCGTCGGGCAGGGCCCCCGGCGGTTCGGCAACCGGTTCCGGTTGCGACCCGAGGTCCGCCAGCCATGACGTGTCTTCCGCTGGCTGCTCCGTTTCGTTGATCATGTCGTCGATCCAGTTGCTCTGTGCCATTTCACCCCTCCCCGCCGGTCGCGATGCGCTGCCTGTCGTACCTCGTTCTGATCGTGTCGGCGTCGATGCGCAGCACGGCCGCGAGACGTTCGACGATGTCCGGATGCCCCGCCGGCACACGTCCGTTGAGTTCCAGGTCCGCCATTTGCGTGCGTGCAAGGCCGACGAGCAGCGCCAGTTGACCCTGTGTGAGCCTCCGCGCCTCGCGGGCTGCCCGGATGCGGGCCGCATTTAGCCATTGAGCCGGTGCCCGCCTTGGCGTCGGTTTCGGCAACAAGCCAAGGATTTCAAAAATATCAATCTCTTCTCTTTTCCCCATGGTCCCCTCCCTCCCTTTCGGGGGCCGGGTCCTGGTCAACGTCCAGGACCCGGCCGCACGTTGTCACGACGGGTCGCCCTTCTCGTCCGCCTCGTCCACGAACAGCACCTGCCACCTGGCGTTGTCGCCGCCGCCCGGCTCACGCCGCCACAAGTGCCCCGCGCACTCGCACGTGTGGATGCCGTCCTCCGCGCCAGCGATTTGTCCTTTGCACCCGGGGCAGACGATGCCGTCGAGGGGGATCGTGTTCCACTCGCCCGGGCGGTACGGGTCCTCGCCGTCGAACGGGTCGTCGCGCCACTGGTCGTCGAAGTCCCGGTCGAGTTCCGAGTGGAGCCGGGCGATCAGTTCGAGGACCCCGGCCCGCGCCTCGGGCGTCAGGTAGCCCGAGGCACGGGCGACCCCCACCGCGCCTGCGAGGTCCCGGCAAGCATCCCGGAGGATGTCCAGGGCATCGCCGAGGTCGTCCGTGTCGCCGATCTGGTCCGTGTACGAAATGCTCTGTGCCATGATTACGCCCTCCTGTAGGTTGTCCGGCCGGTCCGGCCGATCATGTGGCGGACGGTTGTCCGCCCGATTCCGAACGCCTTTGCGACGGTGGTCTCGGGGACGCCGTAGACCCCTGCGAGCACGTCCACCGCGACCGCCTGGGCGTCAGTCAGTGCGCGCCGACCGCGAACCGGCACATCCGCACCGATGCGCCCGCGGATCGCGTCCTGGATCGCGGTCGCGTCGTTGCACGTCTGGTCGGGATGCGTGTCCGTGCAGAAGACCACCGCGTCGTAGCAGTCCGCGACGGCGATCCCCCGGTCCAGTACGGTCGCCAGCATTGCCAGCGCGTCCCCCGGGCTGTCACCCGTCCCGCTCGCCAGCACCCGCAGGGGCGGGTAGCCCTCGCCGGCTACGGCGGACGCCACACCCGCCGGCCGCGTCGCGGTGGCGACGTACTCGCCGCCGCACTTCTCGATCTCGATCCCAATCTGGTTTCCCATTTCCTTTCCTCCCGGGCCGCGACGTGCGGCCCTCTCAACAGACATGGCTGGCGAATAGGCAAACTATTGAAAGTGGCCTACGCCGAGCCCCCGATCCCATCTACCCGGCCGGGTCGATTTCTCGACCTACCTCCCCGGAATCCGCGTTGTCGTTAGTGCTGTCGAATTTGTTCGGCCGATCCCCTGGCCGCTGGTCGCCCGGGTCCTCGGTCCCGGCCCACTCTGAAAGCGGGCGGGCGGCGGGGGTGCGAGCCAGCAAACCAGCGACTTGATCGGACGTGAGCAAGCCGTCGCGGGGGTCCGTCCCGGCCTCCGCAATCAACGTCGCGAAGAAGGCGACGGGCTTCGCCACCTTTTTCCACGTGCCGTTCTTCACCTTCGCAACGGCTTTGTTGAGCGCGCTGACTACGAGGATCTGGTTGCGCGTGCCCTCGGGCACGTCACGAAGGAGCGCGTTTGTCGCCGCCGCCCGGGGGAATTGGATGCCCCAGAAGCCGACAACGTCTGGATCCGCCAAATTCGCCATGCCCTCCAGGCCGGGCACAGCCGCCCACGGCAACCCGTGGACCACGACCTCGGGCATCCGCTCGATGGCAAGGCGATCCATGGCGTCCAGCAAAGCGCGCTGGTATCCGAGGCAGTAGCGGCGCTCAACGTCATCGTTTCCGGTCCAAGAAAGGGCGTCCAGGCCCGCCGCGATGCGGTCGGCCTCGGATACCCCGGCCTTCGACCTGAACGCCGTCCGTCGTCCGTTCTCGGACGCCACACGGCCTGGCGCGAAACCGCCGGGCGGGATTGCCCGGTATTCGTGAAGAACTCGACCAAGGGCTGCGAGGGCCGCGGGGGACGGATCGGGGTCCTCGACGCTGACCAGGATTCGTCCCCCGGCGTCAACGACCCGGCGTTCCAGTAGCCCCCTGCTCCGCAGCGCGTCTTTGGCGCGCTGCCACGCACGCCGTCCGGATTCGTCGGCAGGCAGTCCGATCCGGACGGCCTGCTTCGCGGCTTTGTGGCGCAGCCAGTAGCCCGGGTCGTCGTGCCGCCCCTGGGACAGCATCAGCAGGTAGGCCCGGGTCGCCACCGGTAGCGCATCACTCGAAAGCAGCGAAGCCGGAAGCCACACTCCATCTAGGAACTTCTTCTTCACTTCTTCACCCCCGTTCCCTCGAACCCAAACCCGAATAGGGATTGGGGCTCCCGGTCCCTGTTCCTTGGGGCTCTTCCTTCTCCCTTCCCCGGCCGCTTGCGGCGGCCCTGGACGGGACGTAAAGACAGCCCGCAACTCGCAACCTCTAAATCCGCCCTGGTTCCGGGACCGGGCTCGGGTTCGCGAACCGTGGGGCTAGGGCGTCCGGATGGCGTCCGGGGGAGACAGGCGTTCCGTGGCAGGACGCCTGATCTCCGAAAACGCCTTCTGGAATGCCATTCAGAACAGTAGATTCCTTGGGTGACGGTCGCCGTCACAGGGGTGGGACGGTTTCCGTCACAGGGGGGTGACGGTCGTCGTCCCAGGGGTGTGACGGCTACCGTCACTGGGTGAAGGTGACGGGACAGGATTTGCGAACGTGCGGATCGGTGCATGGCTCCTCCGTGCGAAACGGGGAGCCGCGAGCCGAACAGAGGTCATGGCGTGAGTGACGAGGCTGGCGTCAAGGGGGGACGCGGCTTCGTGTGCCTGGGTCGTGGACGGGCTTGCGGCGCTACAAAGATCGACAAGCCTGAAAGCGGAACCGGAGCCGGCGGCGTCCCGACCGGTGCTACCCGGTCGGGACTGGCTTGCCGATCCAGTGCCGCAAGACCCTTCCCGAGGGATGGGCCGTCCGGGGCGGTTTGCAAACCCGCCGGGGACATCCGGAAAGATAGGGATCCGGGTCGCTCGTGTCAAGTGGTCCCGCAATGATTCCGGTGCTTTTGGGGAAATCGCCCTATGGGTAAGGGACTTGTCGAAAAGTACCCCCCTTGTGCCGTCCTTGCATCGGGCAGATGATCGGTTCCGGCGATGACGCCTGGGAGGAATCACGATGAAAGTCAAGAACCTGACTGGCGACAAGGGCGTTTGCGCGTGCGGTACTTGGCTCGCCCATTGGGTGAAGTTCAATGGCAAGAAGACCGCGGTGCCCCAACTCTGTGCTGTCAAAGACTGCAACGGGAATGATCTCGTCGGCGGGCACGTCAAGAAGGTCGGTACTGCCGACAACGACACCTACATCGTGCCAATCTGCAAGGCCTGCAACGGGAAGCATGGGGAGGAACTGGAAATCGTCGAAGTCTACGCGCCGCTCGCGCCGGCTGCCACCAGCAAGACGTGTGGCAAGTGAATGTGGGAACTGGCGACCTTGGTGAGGTGTTGTAGACGCCCGGTTTGGAAATGAAGAATTCCCACGAGTGGACAGCAATTTCGGAAACGGAACACTAGAAGAAGGAACACAAACCTGTTTCATTCGCCTGCTGGGCTGCGGTGCAAACTGACTCAAGACAGAGCCCAGAAGAGCATGAAAAGCCGAAAAGACATGAATCGCCAAGATCAAGCGAATACCAAGTCGAACAAACATCCCCGATGCACTGGCTTCCTCGAACACACTCTGGTTTCATGACGTTGCAAGTACCACCTTCTTCAATACCGGTGCCACAGACACCGTCAACACACCCCAAAGAATCCAAGCAGTCGCCGTTAAATACGCAATCCTCACCATTGGTTCGCAACGGAACGCACACACCCGTTCCGCTTTCAAGGGAACAGCGGTAGCCTGCAGGGCAAGCAACAACGGAGTTCGCTCCGGTAGGACCACAGGACACCTCGTTCCATGGAAGAATCCTCAGACAGACACCCCCAAGACACGCATTCCCTTCAAGACACTCTTCAGCTTGACATGAGTCTCCTGGAAGCTTGGCAATCTCGCAAAGCCCTTCTGCCGAACAGTAGTAGCCTGCAGGACAATCATCATCGCGAAGGCAAAAATGCGACCCTAGGAAATCACGGACACAGAGACCAGGGCATTCATCAGTCCGCGAGCAGTACATTCCATCTCCGCATTCACGGCTGAAATAACAGGTGCCTCCTTCACCAACCAAGCCGACAAACAGATCATCGCAAAAGCGAAAGGATGAAATGTCCTCAATCTCGTTAACCAAGCTACAACCACCAATTTCGTCCAATTTGTCGATGCACGACGCGCCGGAGTTAACCATCAACCGACCAGCATTCACGCTAATCTGAACTAGCTCCGATGCGACATCACACATTCGAAAGAGTGAGCCCTGTAGAAGCCAAGCGTCGAAGTAGATGGTACTCGAGGCTGTTGAGATGCTGCCGCAAACATCAATCTGTTGGAGACTCGCCTCCAAACGGTCGGTACAGATGGACTCGATATCAATTTCGGAGATGACCACATCCTCTTGTGTGGCACCATCCGAACTCGCGTCAGATTCATCGACGTCAAAGAGATCAGTAGTAGTTCCGTCATCGTTTAAGACGGATGCAAAATCATCCATCACTTGAACATCCATGGGGTCGATACTGTCTTCAGAATCCGAGTAGTATTGCTCTTGGGAGCAAGAACAAACCAGCGCCAATACGGAGAGAC